TCCGACACGTGATAGTGATAGATAGCAAGCAATGAAGCCACACCAGCTACAACATTTTGTGTGAGTGTACCTGCAATGGTACCAGTGATAGTAGCAGTGTAGGGAGTGCCTGAGTTCAAATAAATACCTAAGCGTTTAGGACCTGTAATGGTAATGGTTGCAGTTAGGAATGATGCTGAGTAGCCTGTGGTGATGGTATTAGCATTAATAGCCGCTGTGATAGAAGCTCCTAATATGGCAATGGTTGTGTCACCTGCTACTTTAGTGTACTCACACAATGTTTGTGTTTGTGCAGCTCCGTTTTCTTCTGCAATATCTGCAACGGTTAATTTGAAAATGTCACCTGTAGCTCCTAACGTTGTAATCTCGTAGGTTGCAGTTGCCGCTGTTGCATCTGAATAAGTATCTACAATGCCTGCCGCTTCTGCGTCAGCTACAGAGTATAAGGCTTTCACTCTTGCACCTGATGTAAATCCTGATGGGAGAGAACCTGTATAGAATAGTAAACCACTCACGTAGTCTTGACCTGGCAAAGGACGGCCTAAGCCGCCCTGTCCTTTGATAAATGTTATGTTTGGTAAATTCATTACAGTGAATGATTTAAAAGGTTAAATTATGCTGTGATTTCTCTGCTTACTACTTGCCATGCTGTGCCATTAAAAACAGCTTTAACACATGCGAATTTAGAAGCAGGGATGGTAACAGTACCAGAACTGATAAAGCCTGTTGATAAGGTTACAATTCTTTGTGTGCCATCGGTACCTAACAAAATCGTCATTCTATCACCTACCATTGGAGGGGTTGTAGAAGTTCCTACACCTGCAGTCAAAGTAAGTGCGCCTGTAAGCTGTGCTACTTTTACAAGGGTGTCAGATGCTGTCTCTTTGGTTGTGATGGCAATAGATGCAGCGTATGCTGGTGTTTGATAGTCTTTCGATTCTCTGCGTCCTGTGTTATCGGTGGCCGCTGTGCCGGTAAATCTTGCTGATGTACTCATGATGATTATTTTTTAGAGGGGTTTGTAGATTCTTTTTCTTTCTTTGCCGGGGCTTCTTTCTTTGCTGGGGCTTCACCAAGGATTTCGTCCCTGCTTACCTCGTTAGGAAATTCGACACGTTGGTGAAGTAACCAACCGCCCTTGTCGTTCATGTAAACAACCTTTCTTTCGGGGTTGCTTACTAAGTATTCTTTCAGTTTGTCGCTATACATAATTGATATTTTAGATTGTTCCGTAAAGGACTGTTTCTGCTCCCCATCCAATTTGAACGTCTACCTTCATCAACATTTTCATAAAGTACAATTCACTATTTGCTTGTAGTCTAGCCATTTCGATTTTAGCATCATCAGTGCTATTCATACCAATCCAAAGGTTTGAATCCATGTCTGGAGTTCCTTTAGCGATTAAATAAACGTCTGCAGGGAAATCAGGAATTTTAACCACTTCTAAACCTCTGAACTTAGGTACTACATTTAACCCTGTGATGTCACCACCTTTGTAGGTTTGCGCAATTTGAGCTTGCATGTAGAAGTCATAAGCAGTATATCCCATGTAGAATTTCATTTGTGGGTCATACTTTAAAGCTGCAGGGATTAAATCAAATCCTTCTTGCATTTCAGCAATGATATTGGCAGCTGACAAAGTTGTAGGAGTTGGCACGTCTATAGTATCAGCATCGTCTACAGCTTTTTTAATGAATCCATTGTAAAAAGCATAAGGAGCTGTTCCTGTGGTTTTACTGTTCCAAAATGTTTTGTTGATATATCTGTCATGATACTTCAATATCTCTTGTACAATTTGGCTTTCAGGTGTAGCAGGTAAAGTTCTATCAATTAAGGTAGGATTCAACTGTGTTGCAAACCAATGTTGTTCATAATCACGTGGATTAAATTCAAAATAGATCATGTAATCAGCAGGTTCTAATACCTTACCGTCAACGGTTAATGTACCAGCACTTACAGGAGTTGCTTGTCTAGCTTGAATGAATGAATCAAACGTACCTGAGATACGAGGTATAGTAAATTTCTTTTTAATACCGTCCTTTACATAGGCATGGCCACCTTGTACGGTTTCGTTGCTAGTGATAGCTTTAACGATAAATCGTGTAGCGGCTTCACCTGCATAGGTGGTATCACTAATGACAAAATCATATGCCATGTTTGATGGCATTTGAAAGTCAGGTAAAAACAAAGCTTTAGCGGCTCCAAGTCCGAGCAATGATAATGATGTCCAACCAGGGTCAGCACCGAATAATACATTTGCTGAAAACGCCACAAAGGCAATGAGCAAGATCGAGAATAAAATACGAGTTGTGTTTTTCATTTTATGTTTTTTTAAATAGGTTATTATTTTTTGTTTTTAAGTCTGTTTTGAATCTCAATCATCACTTCTTGTGCGCTTCCTGATGCTTGCGCTACGCCTGTCTCGATTTTTTTCGATACCGCATTCACTGGTAATGCTTCCAACATCGCTTTAGTTCCTGCCATGTCTTTTTTAGCATGGTTTACCCAAGATTCAACGACTTTAGCATCAGTACCAATACGAGGCTTGAACTGCTCAACTAATGCAACTGCATTGTTTTCAGCAATCATCTCTACAGCTTCATTTGCTGTGGCATTGGCTTTATCTAACTGTGCTTGAATAGCAGCTACATTGTTTTGAGCTTCTGCAAGTTGAAGCTCCAGTGCTTTCTTATCAGCAATAGCCGTATTTGTGGCCTCCAGTGCTGCGGCTTTTTCCTGAATTAATTTATTAACAGCACTCTCGATGCTGGCTTCGTTTGCGTCCTCATTGAGGTTAAGCAGATTGGCTACTTTTTTCATTTGAAAAGTTTTTGTGTTTGTAATTATTAAAGAATTTGCAACCTCCCACAATGCAGATGCATCATGTTTGGCATACTTTGAATTTGATGTGCTTGTATTTTCAATGTCAGTACAAAAACCTTTTTCAAAGGCTTCTGATGCTGTCAACCATGTTGTATTGCTCATCATGTAGCGAACATCTTCTTCACTACATTTTGATTTAGAACAAAGCATTGTGCTGATAGAATCCATCAGAGTTGCATAGGTCTTACTGTCATTGCTATTAGCCACTGGATGCATCATTAAACGGGCATAATCAGCCATGTATCGTTTACGACCTGCCATGAAAATAGCGCCTGCCATTGATGCAGCGATACCCACATTGTAAGTATCTACAGGTGTTTTAGATTTTAAAATAGCATTGTAGATATTGTATGAATCGAGAACTAAACCACCAGGGGAGTTAATCCATACTTGAATACGTTTTTTACCCATGTTATCAAGCTCCATTAACTCCTCTTGGAATAATGCAGCTTCAATCATGCCATAATCTTGCCCGATCTCTCGGTTAAGAAGCATTATTGGTTCGTCAGATTCAGGATTTTTGCAGTAATTCACAATTCAAAAGTAGAATGATGCAAATCCGCATGTCGAAAAGTGGCACACCTTTTTTATAAATTATAAAATTCTTTTACATTTTATAAATTAAAAACTATATTTGTATTGGATTCATATATTTGATTTATTGCTGATGATTAAAAAACCCCACCTTTTAGATGGTTTTTTTTTTATTTGATTAATTTCTTGAATATCTTTCCAAGTGTTGTCTTTGCAAGTTCTCTTTCAAACTTTTTTACAGCGAAATGAAGCTTCATTTGACTAGCAAATATCGATTTGTCTTCGTGTATTATACGCCTTTCTATCTCGCAAAACAATGGTTTTTTCATAGTACAAATTTACTCTTTATTTGGTTTATTCGTATTTAAATATTGTGCCTTCACATCTTTAGGCATACTGTCAAACATATTTTTTACCGCAATTTCTAACACTTCGCTCTTACTCATTTCATTTACTGCAGCATAGTTATTTACCAACTTTTTGTAAGTAGGTTTTAAGTAGGTCACTGTTCTGTTTTCTTGCGATTTATTGCTCACTTTTTTTGTACAACTTGATGATAGTAATCCATGTAAATTATTTCCGACTTGCCATTATAATGAACAATTTCAATTGAATACAAATTGCATGAAACCTCTTTAAATGATGCTGTGAATACTTTCTTTACATCAATAGGCTTTGTGTCGTGAAATTCAAACACAGTATGGCATCTGTCAATTTGTTTCTTTTGGCATCCAATAATTGAAAGCAATACAATTGCTAAAAATACTTTATTCATGTATTAAAAATTGTAGAAACTTAGATTTATAAAGAATTGGTCATTGTCAGTATAGTTCGTAACGCCATATCTGAAAGCAAACACTTCACCAGTGGTGGCAATTAAAAACCTTACTATGTAGTCGCCTGTACCGTCATTTGTCACGCCTCCAACATACGTGTCGTATGCTGGTCTATATCCTGCAGGTAGAATAAAGCATGGGTCTGTATCTGCAGGTGTTCCATTGGCGGCATATCTTCCAGCAACTGTCACCAATCCGTCTCTATTTTTTCTATAAAATACACTTTCAAAAGCGTCTTTATCCCATCCAGTTTGATAGGTCACTTCTGTAGCTTCTTCAATTTCGCAAAACTCTAAATCCGCATAATCAAACAAACCACTACCTGATGCGCCTGTGGCAAATGCTATCTTCTTTATCTCGTGTACATTATGAGGATTACCATCTAAAAACTCTACAGGGTCAGCATTCGCCGCTAGCTGATAGGTAGTTACAATTGATGCAACTGCTGTATTGGCAAACCCTGGATTAAATGAAGCGGCATCCACTTGATACATCGTACCGTTATACATAATCCAACCTGCAGAAATATTGTAAGCAGGAAGCACACCTGTATTCTTAACTCCTTTTATGGCCCACTTGCTAACGTTGTTATACGCCTTACCGATTAATGCTGTAGCTAGTACATCATTGGTTTCTTTATAAGCTGCTTGTAAAAAGTTTAATGTGCCTTGTTTGATAGGAAATTGCGCTGTGGCTGTGATGTTGTTTGTAAGTAAAGTTTTCATTTAGATTTTTTTAATAAGTGATAATTTCATAAGTAATTGAGGTGGCAACATATTTGTCTGCATAATCTCTGATTATTTGCTCTGCATTGGCTCCTAATGCTGTATAGAATGCTATTGGTACATTGATGGCAAATGATGGTAGTGGAGTATTAACTGAAAATTCAACTGGTACAAATTCAGAACTGGACTCAACGCCTACTGAGCTACTTGCACTCTCTGTCGTACCTACTCTGAAAATAGGAGCTAAATTCACATTGTTTGTGATGTAGATATCCGATAGGGTTGGAGGGTTGTTAAAGGTTGTGCCAAACCATGTGTTTAGTGCATACTCCAATACGATTCTATTCCCATTGAAGTATTGACTTTCATCTGCGCCAATAAAAGATTTATTTAATTGTTTCCATGAGGTTGTATCGGTTGGGTCTGTAGTCGTGCCATTTTCCCAACATTCGTAAACGCCTTTTTCAAATATCACAATGTCGTATTGATTGTAAGTGCCTGCAACGTAAGGTGTATAGCCACTACCACGCTTGTAATCATACAAATCTTGTGTGCGCCTATGCCATGCAGTAAACAACCCAGAAAGCAATGATTTGTTTTCGTCTGTTCGCTTCTTTGGCGGAAGCAAATCAGATACTATTTTACTAAGTGAAATATTGTATATGCTCATTATTCAGCTATAAAATTTAATGTGTCTGCAAATGTTTGACCTACTGTGTCCTCCTGGATGATGTAACCTGCTACTGATGGGTATTTTCTTAACACTACGTCTGCACCTATTACCAAATCAATACCACCGCCAAAGGCTTGCGCATCGGACCTGCATTGTACATCATTAAGCGTTACATCGTTTACACCCTCTACAGCCTTGATGCAATTGATGATATCAGCGACATAAATGAAACCACTAAAATCAGTTTTTGAAAGATTGAGTAAGAAAGCATTAAGGGCATTGATCACATTGGTTTGTATCACAGCGTTATAGCTACCTTTAAACCAAATATCAGCTTCAATCCATATTTTGTCAGCATCTAGTGAAGTAACAATGTAAGTAATCCCTGCAGTGCCTATTGTATCAATGTAGTCTTGTGCTGCTGTGATTTCGGGTGCTGACAACGCAACAAATGGATCCTCTTTAGCAACTTTCACTTTTACATTTTGAGTTACAGTGGTAGTTACTGCACATGCTGTGATTATTTTTAAATTATCGTTTACGGTTGGATATTCGGGAATGCCATTGACAATTTGAACGTATTGGGGGTTTGTGGCCGAATACTGAAACTTAAACATTTTATCCTGAATCCATGGCTTTGTCGCTGCTGCTGATTTGTTTTGGATGTCTTCCATTTCTGCAATGCTTTGGTCTGCTAATTGTTCAAACAACGCCTGAGCAATTGCAAATGAATAGCATACCAATCTTAAAAAATTGCGTTTACTCCATAGGGTTGGATTGATGGTAATTCCTACAGTCGCAAAGTGTGTGACTAGGTTATTTACGATATATTGATTGCATTCTGCTACTGTACGTGCCATGTTTTATAAATTAGGGTCAAAAGTTTGTGTTAATGGTTGTTGCGTTCCTTCTACACCATTTCGTCTTAGTCCGGTATAGCCTGATACTACGGTTGTGACTTCGGTTATAGATGCGCAAAGTGGGTTTGATATTTGGATATTTAGCGTAATTGAACTGAATAGCGATATGTCAGTAATCGTTAGCGCTTTTGTGGTTTCATTAAATGTAAATCCGTCACCTGTTGCTGATATCTCTGTTATTTCACCAGCGGTATCGATATCTAACTGAATAACAGTTCCATTTTTAAAGAATCTTAGCTTATTGAATGTGATAATTGAATTAAATTGAGACCGCTCAGCTGTGCATTGGGTTTGTTGAAGGTCCGTAACATAGCTATTTACTTCGTAATAGTCCGCTGTTCTATTCACATCAAGTATAATATTCAATGGTGGTACAGATACGGTGTAATCACCTGTCAATGTATCTTGGTCGCTTCCTGTTAAGTCAACAAAATGAGTATTAAAATCTATTGTGTAGTGATAAACATTATCATGCTCAAAATCTAAATCTTCACTGATTTTGTCAACAGGTCCACACATGAGAGGTTTAAAACGATTCATTGTTCTAATGACTTTATCTCTCAAATCAAATACTACGAGGTTTTGCTCAAAGCTTCCTTCTGTATTGTAATTCGTATGGAGTAAATGCACCCTAAACAATATATCAAATCCGCAAACTCCCTGACCTATTGCCCCATGTTGGGATTGTGATACGATAGGCTCGATAAAACATGATGGGAATGGTATTGCTTCAAGCTCTCCCGACTTCAACTGTTCAAGCTGATTATTCCACACTCTTACAAATAGGC